TAAGGACAGGAGTTAATACTGCACCAGATCCATCACCATTTATTTGAAGATCTGGAGGAGCAATATAATCTTTACCTTTATTTTCTACAATAACTTCAGTAATAGATCCATTATGAACAATAGGTGTTAATTGAGCATCAGCACCAGAAGATAGACTTACATCTGGTTGTCTATTAAAATTAATAATTTCTGATGATCCATATCCAACACCATTATCAGCAAGATGAATTGATGTTACTTCTCCTCTGAATATTGGTTGAACTTTAGATTCAAAGGTCTCCGTACCTACAGATGCTACACCAACATTACCTGTTATAGTTACAGCAATCTCAGGATAGTTAAATTGATGTGTTCCAACACCAATATTTGTTAAAGGACGATATTGTTTTGTTCTATAATAGAAATCCTTTGCAGTAGTTCCAACACCAACACTTGTTAAGTGAAAATTATCTTTATCAACAAAACAAACATAGTAATCTGTAGCAGTTGTTAATCCAGCAATAGGAGTTCCTGTGCATGTATAGTTTACAATTTCTCCATCTTTATAATCATGATTTACAATTTTTATTTGATCTAAAGATGTAGTAATACCTGCAGGTTGAACGGTTCTCTTTTTATTTTCATAACCTGTTCCTGAATCAATTACATTAATAGATTCAATTATTGATTTTTTACTAGTAGCTTTTATAAATTGTGTTCCTGAACCACGAGAGGTTAAAACAACTGTATTAATTCCAGCAAGAGCACCAGCCTCTGTTGTATGAAGTCTTATTGTAGTACCTCCAGAACCGACTACAGAGGCATAGTAACTAGCACTAGTAGTCAAACCACCCACCGACTCCTGATTGTCTGTTACATAGATAATTTGCTCACCATTAGCAAACTTATGGTAAGTGCTAAATCCAATTGTTGATGGTAAAGTTCCTGTGGTTCCTAATCCTACTTTTTCTGCAGATGCAGTAAAAGGAACAGAATGATCCACACTCTGCATGTTTATTTCAGCAAAAGCATCTTGCCCATTTCCACCAGTAATTTTTATTGTAGGTTTCTGCTCATATCCAAAACCAGGATCTATAATTCTAATACTTTTTAAAGATCCCTTAACAGCAACAAATCCTGTAGCACCTGTTCCAACATTATCCGTTATTTTAGCAATAGGTGGATTTATTACATCATAGTTAGATCCTGGAGCAAGAATATCTATACTTTCTAATTTTCCATAATAAACTTTTTCATAAGATTTATAATTTAAAATTTCTACACCATTTACTAGAATACCAGTAGATCCAGGAGTAGTTTCAGCAATTGTTCCTGTATCGATAGGTAGTGTAATTACTCTTGCTAGTTTTTGAGATTCTAAAGTTTCTCCATTAAAACTAAAAGGTTCAATTCTATTATCTGTAGCAACTCCTGTTCTTGTACCATCATTATCAAGGTTTATAAAGTTTCCTTCATAAAGATCTGGTCTACTTTTTGCTAATTTAATTCTATTAGCATCTACCCTCTGAATGAAATAAAGACCTTCATCCGTTAAAGATGATTTGATGACAAAATTATCAAGTTTAGTACCACTGGTAGGATCTACATACACATCATTTACTATCTGTGGTGTATAGTAAACAGCATCTCCATTATAGAATCCATGATCAAAAATAGGAACACCAACTGGAGTAGTGGCATCAGCAATTATATCCCATGTATCTCCACTAAAGTTTCCATTAAATATAATTCTATTAGCATTTACACCAAGAGATGATGAATCATATGATGGAATAGATGGAGATGTTATTAATAATTTTCCTGTTCCTCTTTCTTCATAAACATTTTGAACATCTGAAGAAAATCTTGCAGCTTCTGGGAAGTTAAGTGCATTTGCTTTAGATAGTTTTCTTTCTATAACATATGGATTATCATCTAAGTAAGCAGTAACATCAATTTCTCCCTGCTCTTTTAATATAAAAGATTTTGAAGAAGTGATTTGACTTATAATAGAAGCAGGAAGAGAAGTCTTTTCTCCTTGAGAACGAGAAATAACAGCTCTATCTCCAACTTTAAATTCATGATCAACATCAGTAAAGACTTCATATGTAAAGTCTGAAACATCAATCAATCCTATTTGTTTTACTTTATAAGTTGGTGAAACATTATATGACCAACCACTTAATTTATACCCAGTATCACCAATTCCTAAAGTTTTAATTTTTATAAGTATATGAACTTATTCCTACAGTATTATCACTATACCTAAAATGCAATTCACCTTCAGTTGCAAATCCAACCGTAGAGTCAACATCAAAAATAGTAGAACCTGCTGAAATTCCACCAACTAATCTAGTTCTAGGTGAAATCTCAAATGTACCATAAGTAGCACCTTCTACCCTTGAGTCTCTATTATATCCAGCATCTACACTAAACTTATAGTAAGTTTCCCCAACACCAACAGCAATTTTTTCTACATGTGTTATAGGAGCGTATGCTTTATCAATATTATCACCATATTCATCTTGGAATAAAGTAGATAATTCCAAATTCATGGGATCACCTTCAATTGCTTGAACTACAAAATCTTTAGTGACTTTATAGTTAGCATTAGATGGAGTAAAAAGGAAATCACGAGGTCTTATGATATTCACATCCTCGTTATATAAAGCTTTGAATAAAATTTCAAAACCTCTATCAGTTCCCTTACTTAGATAGAAATCTTTTGACTGTTTTATAAAGACTTCTTGATCCAAATCAGAAGTAAGTTGTCTTCCTTCTAATCCTGGTGTAATTTGATATTTTGTCTTCTTTAAAAATTCTTTAAGGAACAAGCAACTTAAATTTTCTATTGTTGATCCTTTAGCATGTTCATCAGCATCTGTAGTTTCAAAAACTAACTCCTCAGAACTAGTTGCACTCTTATAAGAGGTAATACCACTAAATCCTCTAATACAACCAGTAAACCCAAAAGTTGTTATTCCAGTATATGTAATAATCTCATCATTAATTTTTAATAACCCATAAGAATCTGGAAAACCCAGAGTTCCTGTAGGGAAGTTTTGCATATCAACATCAATCGCATCACTAGAAATACCAACTGTTGCACCCAATCCAACAGAATATGTAAGATTAGTGAGATTATCTACTTTTACATATTGATCAATATTTTGAACTAAATCAATTGGACCACCTTCATATTCTTGCCCTTGATAATAAGATTTTAAAAATTCAGCAACTAATGGGTAATCTGACTTTACATATCCAGGCAATTGGTTCTGGACAATGTTATTAAACTGTACTCTTTTTGTTGTCATTTTATAGTCTTTCTATCTTAGTAGGATGAAGATGCTGATGTAGATGATGTAGATGTAGAACTACCACCTGTAGTAGTTGTAGATCTAGTTGATGTGCTTGGAACCGAAGTTGTTCTTGTAGTTGTAATATCTAGCTGTAAATAAAGATCCTGTAATCCAATGACATCATTAGACATAGGACATGCAGAAATTTCAATAACAGTTTGACCATCTTTAATCATTCCAGATTGAATATTAACTGGATTTAGAGTAATAATTCCATCTTTATAATTAATAGTTCCAACGTTTCTTCTAACAATAGTAGGAGATTGTGAGGCTTCTGATGGAACAGTAAATAAAAATAGTGATCCATTAATTCTATTTGTGTTTGGAATATCAGATATATAAACATCATCCATAATACCAGCAATTCTAAATGCGGATGATTTGATATTATAACCACTCATACTCTTAATATGAAACTCATTACCAAAACCAATTTGGTATTCCGCAAAAGCATTTAATACTGCTCTTATATCTCTTCTTATATAAATGGTCGTAATATTAGATGTAATCGATTCATTACTTTGATCAATAATATTCAAAAACTTACTATACTTAAATCTAGCACCATACTTATTCATTTCTGAAGATTCTGCATACTTCATAGAGTTACTTTGTACAACAGAAGATACATATGCTGAAGAAGGTGCAAGATTACTGTTATAATAGATTTTTGAGTTAACTTCAATATAAAGATACTTCAAATCAAGTATTTCTGGAATAATTCCTGCTACTGCATACTTCTTCAATTTCAATTTTATCTGTTCTTTGATCAAATTTGGTAAAAAGTCACCAGTTTTGGGTTTTATACTAATAAAGACCTTTCCATATTGAGGAGGAATCAAATCTTCACCCCCAAAAACGGAAATTGACTCAGTTTCAGGATAAATTCTTGATGGAATCAAAGATTCATAGTCATTTGAGGTAACTGCCCTGTTTTGAGATGAATAAATCCTTGGAGCAAACTTTCTAACCGACTCTACAGACTCAATCGTCTCTCCACCCGATGCAGTTAACCCAGTTGTCATCAAAGAGATGCCAGAACTGATTGTATATGATTGAGCATTACGTGTATATTGAATTCTACCCGAAAAATTGAATGAATTTAACCCATTTGCAGCATCTCCACTAGAAGTGATGTAATCTATGGTAATAAAATTACCATCTTCGAGTTCTTTTCCGAAAATTCCATCCCCAAAGAATATTTGATATCTTTCATCTTCAATTTCTTGTAAATAATAAACTTTTGACTCAGATTTTACGTCAAAAAGACTATTTTGTGAACTATATTTGGTTTCTGTGGTAGATGCTTCGTTTGGTCTTACAGAAACGGTCATTAAATCAGTGTCAACACCAATATTTGGTATTATAAACTTCTGATTTGGAACTCTTGATGAATAAGTGAAGGTTTGAGTTAAAAGTGTTCCTTCAAAAACCTCTACATCGTTAAATTCTGCAATTCCATTTACAACTGGAACTGTAATATCAGCTAAAATTGAGAAAACAAATGATTGTCCACCAAAAGGACTTGAAGATGCTGCCACAGGACCCTTTTTAAGGGTCAAAGAAGCAGGTGCAGGTGTAATTCCCTCCGTATTCACAAAGAAGGACACTGTTGCCCTTGCTGCTTGCCTTGGACGAGGTACATAACCTATATTTCTAGCTAACGAAACTATATTTTCTCTTAATGTAGCAGTATCAATGAACACCTCATTGGTGATCATGTTCG